CAGCGCAGCGAGCGGCGATCCATCACTGCTATTTACATGCTGTATTCCGCATGCGCGATTACGATGTGGCGCTGCTCAATGCACACACCGCTCTTGACATTGCGTTTCGGCGCAAAGGAATACTGTGGTGATGCGCTTGACAATAGCCTGACGCTATGCAAGAATTCGCGCGTGGGAGAAGTTGCGCCCAAAACAAAGCCGCCTGAGAGGGCGGTTTTGCGTTTCTGAGCAAGGAAAACTGAAATGGCTGCACCGCGAATCATCGACTATGGGCGGATAGAGCCCGGATGGCGAGCGGGGAAGTTGAGCGTGCAGCAGTTGGCTGACGAGTATGAGCAAGCGACAGGACAGGCGGTAACGCTGCAAGCGATCAACAAGCATTTCAAGAAGCTTGGAATCCCGCGCGACCTGTCAGCAAAGATCGATGCGAAGGCCGCCGCGATGGTTCAAGCGGCAATGGTTCAAGGCAAGGTTCAAATCGACGGTTCTGAAACCTTGCCGGCAGAAGCCGCAATTATCGCGAGCGCCGCAACAACGAGCGCCAACGTCCAATTGTCGCATCGGGCCGATATTCGCAAACTACGAGAGCGTGTCCAGGGCTACGAGACAGAGCTTGACGCGTGCCCAGACGACCTTGGCAAGCGCGTGACCATTCTCAAAAACCTTGTAGATACGCAATGTCGTCTGATTGCGGCAGAGCGAGAAGCGTTTGGCATGGACAAAGACGCGCCGCCAGAGCAGCCGCTTAGCAGAGAGTCGCTAGCCACACTGCGTCGTCTCAAAGCACAGCTTGGCGGCGATTAGCGAAGCAGAGCGCCTTGCCCTACTGCAAGCGATTGAGCATGAGATAGGGCGCAGGAAGCTTGAGGCTTACAGTCCTTACAGGAAGCAGAGGGCGTTTCACCGCCTCGGAGCAACGCACAGCGAGCGCCTGTTTATGGCCGGCAACCAGCTCGGCAAAACGATTGCTGGAGGTGCAGAGTGGGCGATGCACGCCACTGGCCGGTATCCAGATTGGTGGGATGGTGCGGTATTCAGAAAGCCTCCGTTGCTGTGGGCGGGGTCTGTAACAGGCGAATCAACAAGGGATAACCCGCAGCGCATTCTAGTAGGCCCTCCAGCGGTCGAATCGGCCTGGGGTACAGGGTTTTTGCCGAAAGACTCGATATGCGGCAGGGCGAGAGCAATGGGCGTGCCGAACCTGCTCGACAACGTGCAAGTTAGATGGGGCGGCGGCGGTGACGTGCAGGCAGGAACGGCAATTGTCGCTTTCAAAGCTTATGAAAAAGGCCGGGAGAAGTGGCAGGGGCCGACAGTTGACGGCGTTTGGTTCGACGAGGAACCTGAGCCAGACATTTACACCGAGGGATTGACTCGGACAAACAACGGGCAGCGCGGTCAATTCGCAATCATCACATTTACCCCGCTGCTCGGCATGTCTGATGTCGTGATGCTGTTTCAAGGCCCTGACACGGTGCGGCAATGACACGAGCAATCGTAACAATGACGATTGACGACGCTGAGCATTACTCGCCGGAAGAACGGGCCGCTATCGTCGCCAGCTATCCAGCGCACGAGCGAGAGGCAAGGGCAAAGGGCATTCCGACACTAGGAAGCGGGCTCATTTTCCCGGTAGAGGAAGATTCAATAACGTGCGCGCCGTTCAAGATTCCAGCGCACTGGCCGAAGATCAACGGACTCGACTTTGGATGGGATCACCCCGCAGCAGGAGTGCAGGCTGCTTGGGATCGGGATTCAGACTGCTGGTATGTGATTAAGGCTCATCGAGCGAGAGAGCAGACGCCGATTCTGTTTGCTCCAGCGGTAAAAGCCTGGGGCGCATGGGTGCCGTGCGCATGGCCGCATGATGGATTACAGCACGACAAAGGCAGCGGCAAGCAGTTGGCGCAGCAATACGCTGCGGCAGGGCTGAAGATGCTCAAGGACCATGCTACGTACGCGCCACAGCCAGGAGAGCCAGAAGGGTCTGGTGGGAATGGCGTAGAGGCCGGGTTGATTGATATGCTCGACAGGATGCAAACAGGGCGATTCAAAGTTTTTGCGAATCTCGACGACTGGCTGCAGGAGCGCCGCATGTATCACCGCAAAGACGGGCGTGTCGTGAAAGAGCGAGACGATTTGATTAGTGCAACGAGGTGCGGTTTAATGATGAAGCGCAAAGCAATCGTACAGCCAGTGCAGCAGTCAAACAGGGTGCAGCAGTGGCAGGCGCTTGATTCGGAAGTGGGCATCTAATCGGTGTTAAACATCCTTGACAGGGGGTTGTAATGGGGATTGAAAGCGACGTTGTTACTTTGGCGAAAGCAATGAAGGAGCTTGGCGCCAGCATTGAAAGCGCGAGCGCGAGCCCAGCGGTTCTGCTTAGGCTGCAAAAGAAAATTCTAAGCGCTAAAGCAAGGCTTGCGGCGGTAGAAGATGAGTACAAGAAGGCCAAAGCTTCTGCGATAGAAAAAGGGAAGCGCGAAGCAGATTTGGTCGTTGCGGAGTATAAAAAAGCAACCGAATCTATGCCGCACCTGAGCGAAGTTTTAGACATTTACGGAGCAACAACCGATCTGAAGCGCCATGTTGTAGATTTTGCATTTCACACAGCAAAAAGGCGCGCAGAGCAACAAGCAACGCGGTATTCAAGGGTTTGTGTGCAATTCACGGAAGAGGCTAACAATGAGGCGAAAGCAATCATTGAAGAAGCTGCAGATCGGGCAGACAAAATATTTATGCAGCACCTAATCGCAAAAGCTGCGTCACAGCCTGTCACTGGGGATGCCCCGGAACAGTAACCGGGAACTATATGCAGACAGAAAACGATCAAGACCTGCCAGAGCCGGGCCGCAGCACGCTGCTGATTTCGCTGCTCGCAAAGCGCAAAGAGGCCATCACCGGCCGCGCAGGGTCTGGAATCGAGCAGGACTGGCTGGAGGACGAGGAATACTATCAGGGTATTGACGACGCCAATCGTGCCTACCAGTCCACGCATAGAAGCCAGGCTAAACGGTGGGCGACCGGCGAAGGGTCACGGAAGGCAGAGCCGAATCGTTCTGTAGTATTCCTGAACATCACTGCGCCATACGTCGACGCAGGGTCTGCGATGGTGTCGGATAAACTGCTGCCGACAGACGACAGGTCGTGGGAACTGAAGCCGACTCCGATTACGTCGCAGATGCGCAAGGCGTTTGCAATGCAGGGCATGGACGACGCAACCATGCAAGCGATGATCGCGCAGGCCAAGGCGGCGTCGCTCGAAATGCAGAAGGAGATTGATGATTGTCTGGTCGAGTCGAACTGGCACGGTGAAGTCAGGCAGGTAATCGAGGATTCTGCAAAGACAGGCAGCGGAGTGCTCAAAGGCCCGTATCCGAAGAAGAAAACGGTTCGTATGTACCGTGATGACGGCACCGGAAATAAAGTGATGGTGTCGGCTAGCGAGATAACGCCAGCGACGAAGCGAATAGATCATTGGTATTTCTGGCCCGATCCTTCGTGCGGCGAGAACATCCAAAACGGTAGCTACACGTGGGAAATGGAGCCGGCCTCAGCTAGGCAGATAGCCGACATGATCGGCATGCCTGGGTACGACAAAGCGGCTATTGTCTCTGCGCTGAAGGAAGGGCCAACCAAAACAAACAGCAGCGGATCAAGCGTCAATCTCGACAAGCACGAAGACCAATTCGAGCTGTGGATTTTCCACGGCATCGTCGATGCTGACGACCTCGCGCAAGAGGGTGTTGATTCCGAGGATGAAACGCCGCAAGCGTCTGTAATGGCTGTAATCCTGAACGACAGGCTGATCAAGGTCGCATTGAGTGTGCTTGAAGGCGGCGATTTCATTTATGACGTGCTCGCGTGGCAGAGACGGCCAGGCATGCCGTGGGGGACTGGTATTGCGCGCAAGATTCGCACCGTTCAGCGCATCCTAAACGGCAGTGTTCGGGCGATGATGGACAACGCCGGATTGAGTGCTGGCGCACAGATCGTCATCGGCAATGGCATTACGCCCGCTGACGGGAGCATGAGTATCACAGGCCGCAAGTTGTGGCTCGCAGATACGGACGTTGAGGACGTGCGCAAGGGCTTCATGGCGTTTGTCCCGCCGTCCGTGCAGGCTCAATTGATGCAGATTGTTCAATGGGCAATGCAGGTTGCCGAGGACACAACAGGTATGCCGGCGATGCTGCAAGGTATTCGTGGGGACGCGCCAGAGACACTTGGCGGCATGCAGATACAGCAAAATAACTCTTCGTCAGTGCTGCGCAGGATTGCGAAGCGCATGGATGATTACGTCACCGAGCCGCATATTACCCGGTATTACGACTGGATGATGCAGCACTCTGAGCGCGAGGACATCAAGGGCGACTATCAGATTGACGTGCGGGCATCTTCCGCGCTTGTCGAGCGTGCGGCGCAAGAGGAATTCTTGCTCGGGTTGCTCGATCGGTCGCTGAATCCTGACTACGACATTTCACCTCGTAGGCTTGCCGGCGAGCTGCTGAAAGGCAAGAACATTGATCCTCAACGGGTGCAATACACCGCCGAGGAAAAACAGGCGATGCAGGGCAAGACGAACCCGGTCGAAGAGGCGAAGGCCGCTTTGCTTCAGGCTCAGACCGCAGAAACAGCCGCCAAGACTGCGACAAAGAACGTCGAGGGGATGTTCAGCGCAACGTCTGCGGCAAACCTTATTGCTGGCAATCCGGCAATTGCCCCGGTGGCAGATCAGGTGTGGGCGTCAGCAGGGGGTCAGGACGCTGACGCAGCGCCCGCAATCCCTGGGGTGCCTAGTGGCATTGAAAGCATGCCGATGGATGAGAACACGAGCCCGAATTTCCCGCCGAATCCAGACGTCGGCATGACGCAAGGAATGGAAAGTGGATAGAAAAAAATCGGAGTATGACAGAAGAAGCGATCCTCTAATGCTACGTGACGGCAGCGAGGACGAAATGTCTGATGTTATAACAGTTACATCACGGCATGATGCGATGGTTATGTCGGCCTCTACCGATTACCTTGAGGAGTGGAGTGTTGGAGACAGGTTCAGGACGCACATAAAGACTGGCTGCAATTTCAAGGTAAAAGAAAAAAGTGGCGCGTAAGTCGGTAATCGACTTCGGCAGCGAGACATGGAAGGCGCTTGTAGATCACTACGAGGCGCGATTGATCGACCTGCGCAAGCGGAACGACGGCGACCTGAGCGAGACTCAGACGGCCAAACTGCGAGGCAGAATCAACGAGATTAGAGAATTTCTGGCGCTGGCAACACCAGCCCCGGAGCATGGAGCGAACGAGGACTGATAGCGCCCCCTTCGCTGGTTGTAAAGATGGCCGCCATGTGCGGCCTTTTGTTTGGACGATTGAATGAACACTAAAAATCAGGAGCAACAAGCGCAAGACCAAGAGAACGACGAGTCCGAATCAATGCTGGCAGGGTTCGATGCCATTCGCGGCGGTTCTTATTCTGCGTCCGACGACCGCAAGTCGCCCGACGTTGAAAAAGACACAAGCGCCGACGACGACAGCGGCGAAGAGGATCAAGCCGACGATGAGGAACAAGAGGCGCCGGTATTTGCTGGCCTTACTGAATCTCAGCTCAAGTCGATCCTTGAGCGGGCGACGAGAGTCGACGCAATCGAAGATCAGTTGCGAAAAGCAAATGGGAAGATTGGCGAGCTTAACGGCACGCTGCAGGAGATCCAGAGACGGAGGCCGACGCAACATGCGCCCGCTGACGACCTGGACGACGAGCAGATTGCCGAATTCGAGTCGACATTCCCTGAGTTTGGTCCGGCCGTCGAGGCGCGAGCTAGAAAGATTGCGCAAGAGGTAATGCAATCTCAGCAAGCGCAAGGCCAGCGCGACCCGGAAGAGATCAGTAAGCAAGTCAATCTCGCGGTGATGAACACCACTCACAAAGGGTGGCAACAAACAACAGCGTCTGACGACTTCAAGCTGTGGATTGCTTCGCAACCTCCTGATGTGCAGCAAACGTTCCAGACAACGTGGGACGCGCAAGAGCTTGGTGGGATTGTTACTGCGTTCAAAAGCAGGCAGCAAGCCGCTAGTGCTCGATCCACGAAAAGCAAACAGCGACTGGAGGCCGCACTAACGCCTGACGGACGATCGTCAAAGGTCGTTCATGCGGCCACGGAACAAGACGCAATGCAAGCGGGCTTTGATGCAGTACGAACCCCGCGATTTTATAACACGAGGTAACAGAAATGGCAGCATTTACCAGTACCAACCCTGCCGAGCGGATCGGCAAATTCAAGGGCGAGATTCTTGCCCACGCTATGCCGATCGAAACGCTTGGCATCTGCGGGGTGCAGAAATACATCCCGAGGAACAACAGCAAAACGGTGTCGATGCGTCGTTATCGCCCCTATGGCGCGCTGGCCACGAACGAGAACACAAAAAACCGCTGGGTTGTCGATAGCGCCGCGCACATTCTGAGCGAAGGCAATACGCCAACGGCTGACAGCCTTGTGCCGGATAACGTCGAAGTGACTCTCCAGCAGTATGGCTGCCTGTATCAGACCACCGACCAGGTTGAAGACACCTACGAAGACGACATCCCTGAAGAACTGAAGAAGCAGACCGGCGAGCGTGTCGGCTTGATTCGTGAAATGGTCCGCTATGGCGTCGTCAAAGCCGGAACCAACGTCTTTTACAGCGGCGGCACCAGTCGCGGCACAGTCGATGAAAAAATCACGCTGAACGTGCTCCGCAAAGCGTCTCGTACCCTGCGACTCAATCACGCCAAGCCCGTGACTGGCATTCTTGCGCCGTCGATCAATATCGCTACGCAGCCGGTCGAGGCTGCCTATCTGATCTTCTGCTCGACCGACGCTGAGGCAGACATTCGAGAGCTGACAGGCTTCAAGCATATATCCGAATACGGCCAGCGCAAGGTCGTTGACCCGAACGAAATCGGCTCTGTCGAGAACTACAGGTTCATCACCAGCCCCGAGCTTGTCGGTTACGCCGATTCTGGCGCTGCGGTCGGCTCTACCGGGTGCCTCTCGACGACTGGCACGCTGATTGACGTGTATCCGTTCGTGATCTGCGGCGAAGACGCTTGGGGGCAAGTTGCCCTGCGAGGCGACAAAGCCACTGATCCTACGTGGATTCCGCCTGGCGAAAAATCGAAGTCTGACCCTCTCGGCCAGCGCGGCTTCTGCGGCGCGAAGTTCTACTTCGCATGCAAGGTGCTGAATGAAGGATGGATGGCTGTCATTGAAGCCGGCGTGGACGACCTTGCCTAACTTGGTCAGAGACAACTGACGCAATTCGGGGGCCAATGGTCCCCGTTTCATTTTTGAGGGTATGAACAATGGCTGACAACAGCGCGGGCCAAACCCGCACCACTACCAACGACCAAGCGACCGGGCAAATCGCGCAGGGCAAGGTCGTCTATGACGCAACAGCAATCACCGCCACGGACTACACGCGCATCAATTGCGGATTCCAGCCGCGATACATTCTGTGGTCTAACCTCACTGATCGCGTGCAAATCGAGTGGCTTGAGGGCTTCGGCTCTGCCGAGTGCCTGAAGACCGCTGCGGCTGGCACGCGAACGCTCGACACCACGGCGGCGGCAGTCGTTGTCGACAAGCTCGGTTTCCGAATCCTGCAAAACGCAACGCTTGCGGCAATTCTTGCCAGCAAGACTTGCTACTGGCGCGCCATCGGCTAACCAAGTCTTTCACCGTAGCTATGGGCCACCTTCGGGTGGCCTTTTTCATTTCAGAGGCACAAATGACATACGCAAATGTTCGGCGCGGCGGTAAGCCGATTGAAGCGGCAGAGGAATACCTTGCGGCGGATAAGCCGATCAGTATCGACGATATTGCTGCTGGCGTCACGCCAGACATCGAGGTTATTGACCGCCCGCTGTCGACTGACAAGATCGAAAACGAGCGATTCATGGCCGAAAAA